ATTTGAAACGCATTAGGAATAAATTTACTCATTACGCCGCCACCTTCTCTTGTATAAATTTGCCGTTCCATGTTGTTTTCATTGGCAACAACCCTTTTGTGTACCACTCATAAAGTTTTGCCGCGCCTTTTTTAAGTAACGTTGGCTTGTATTTGATAATCGGATCGCAACCATGCGGGGTAAACTCATTAACCTCTTCGGTCATATACACGTCACGGGCATAAGACGTTACGCGCCATTCACCGCGCTGGTCTCTGTAAAGCCAGTTCTTTTTCTGTAAAAATGCGTTGATTTGCGTTGAATTTACGCCGTTCAGACCTTTTACGAATTGAGGTGCGGTCATTCCTGCTCGGAAGTAATTGCTCATCGCTTCAATGCAATCGGCTTGCTGTTTGTTTTCCAGTTTCAAAACCTCTTCCCGCTCAACAGATTCCGCCAACTCACGCAATGCTGCGGCGTAGTTTTGTGGTAAAAGTGCGGTTGGATTTTGATGACTTACCAAGCTGTCAAATGTGCGAATAACGTATAAGTGGAATTTCGGACTGATCCACATTGCGTAAGCGTAAACAAGTTCCTTACTTACGAATGTTCCAAGTCCTTGTTTTGTAAGGATAGACGGAAATCCGTCTTTTGAAATTTCGCCGATTAACTCTTGCGTTTGCTGATTTGATAACCAATAAGCCGGACGATGACGACTTTCACCGCCGCTGGCTTGATGTAAATCATTTAAGCAAAAACGCCCTTGTTCATCTTGGCGAATTTGTGTATTATGGAGCTGTATTTGGTTATTCATTATTTGGATACCTCTCGTAATTGACCACCGCTGCAACGGTGGTTTTTTATTGCCGTTTATTTAGCGAGATAACGCACTCGATTGAGTGTTGTGTTGCTGCTAAATGCTTGTTCAATAACTTGCGGATCAAATCTTCTTCACAGCTGGTAATCTCACCATCAGCAAGTGCGCTTTCTAATGCTTCAAACAACAATCCACGAGCTGATAACTCATGTAATTGAATATTTGCCATTTCTACTGCATCTAAATCATCTGCGCAGGTGTCTGGTACAAAACGTCCACCAGCGGCACGGCATAATTCTTCAATAAATTGTGTGCAACCATATTCAAGCTGAATAGCGATTAACTCTTCATTTTTGAACCGTTGGCCCTTTGTTTGATAAAGACGATTATTTAATTCACTTTCAGTAAATCCTAAGAATCCAGCTACCGCACTTTTACCACCGGGTATCTGTTCAATCATCTCTATAATGGTTTGTTTCATTGCCATAATTTTTGCCTTATTTTTATGGTTTTCTTTTTGATTTTTACTGATAAATTAATCCCACAAATCGGGGCGTAATTCAGATTTTTTAACTTTGCCATTAGTAAGTTCTTCAATCTTTGCACAGCGTTCAGCCGGTACTTTTTCACGCCATTTTGATACTGCCCAAGGTGTGATATTGAAGTGCCGAGCCATGGCAGAAATACCGCCTACGATTTCATAAGCTTTTTCGATTGGTAGCATCTTAACCTCTTTTCTATTTTAAGTAGCATAATTCTACTACCAAAAATAGAATTGAATCAACCATTTTATTTACGTATTCTCTACCTTTGGTAGAAATAAGGGGGTTATATGTCAGATTTAGCAAGCCGAATTAATGAATTAATGGCTCAGCAAAATAAAAGAATAGGAGATCTTCAAAAGGCTCTAGGCGTAACCTATGAAATGGCCAGACGTTATACGCTTGGCACAGCCACGCCAAGAGATGACAAAATTGAATCTATGGCTGAATACTTTGGAGTTAGTCCTGCTTATTTGAAATATGGCTCTACAGACTCAACTGAAACAAAAGTCACATCAAACATAAAAGAGCTTGGTTCCTTTGATTTATGGGATAGAAACACGCCATTAAATAGTGATGAAGTAGCAGTGCCTTTTTATCAAGATGTTCGCCTTGCTGCGGGTAATGGGTTTGCTGATGACATCGCGGACTATAACAATTTTAAATTACGCTTTTCTAAAGCCACATTAAGAAAACAAGGTGTTCAGTTCGAAAATGCTGTATGTGTAATTGCTGACGGCAACTCTATGGAACCTGTTATTCCGGACGGAACAACGGTGGGAATTGATTTGGGCAATAAAACAATTAGAGATGGGAAAATATACGCAATAAACCACGGTGGTTTACTGAGAATAAAACTACTCTACAATATGCCTAATGAACAGGTGAAAATCCGCAGCTATAACAGTGATGAGCATCCTGACGAAATAGCGGAATTAAAAGACATTTCAGTGCTTGGTAAAGTGTTCTGGTATTCTGTTTTACTATAGATATTAACACTGGATATTGTTGATCTATAACGACTAACTTAAGGAAACGATTATGAGCATAATTTTAAGTGATTATGAAAGATACATTGTTGAATGTGAAATAGAAATAAATTCGACGCCTGAAGATGCGCCAAATACTTCAATGGATGATATTATTCCATTTATCAAAAACATTAAGCCAGGTGATGTTTATCTACGAAATAACGAAACATCCTCATTTAGTGTTACTGAAACTAAGTATCTAGATGATGACGAAAGGTATTTTGCTATTCTATTCCAACACGCAAATGGACGTGCATCAGACCCTGCGTTTGCTGAATTAAGAACGGCGAAGAGCCGAACGGTTAAAAAAGGATTAGGTGAGGGAGTAGCCATTAGCTGCCATTTAATCATTGACACCAAACCATTCAGTAGTCTATATCCAAACAAGTATTCAGCAATTCTTGAAGAAGTACCAGGCTTAACCAAAGGAATGCTTGCGGACATTCTTACTTATTTCCTAAGAGAAAATACAAACTTTAGCTTTTTACGAAAATTAGAAAATAACAAAGAGATTGGTTATAGACCTATTCTCAAAATAGACTATTTAGCATCACATAGCTTTGCAGAATCATTTAAAACTGGTTATCTATGTGGCATTACAGCAACAAAATCATCGAAAAATACAAGTGAACTAGATGAAATTGGTGCCGAAGTTATTCATGAAGAACGCCTGGTTATTAAAACACCTCAAAGCGTAAGAAATAAAGCGCTAAATCTGATTGCAAAAGTGATCCCTATTGCCAAGGAACAAGGTTTTTCTAGATTGCGCATTTCACGATATGAAAACAAGAGAAAAACCACAACTAGTTATGACATACCAGATAACATAGGTACCTATGATGAAACAGTTAAAAGCATATCTGAGACACAATTTGCATCAAGAGAAAAAATCAATTTAGGAACTCAAATAGAAACCTGTCAAAATTGCATTCATGATGAATTATCAAGTAAAATGTTAAAAATTTTGGAGAAAATCAAGGAGGGGTAAATGTTTATTACAAGCAAACTATTCGCTCCATTAAACTATTTAAGAATTAAACATAAAGAAAAGTGTTGGTTCGATTTCATACTTCCAATTTCTTTTTCAATTGCAATATTAGCAATTACGAATATTTTAAACATAAAGCTTAACTTTATGGAGGGCAATGGTGTAATCCAGCTAGTAAATGGTATTTTACAAATGTTGGCGGGTTTTTATATTGCCAGTCTTGCTGCAGTTGCAACCTTTTCACGCCCAGAAATGGACGACATCATGAAAGGTGTTGCTCCGGAATTAAAAGGAGCACCATTAACCAGAAGAGTGTTTGTTACACACTTGTTTGGCTATCTTGCGTTCATGAGCATATTTTTATACTTTTTGGGCGGCATAGCCAAGATGATTAACCTTACCACACCATTATCTCACCATGTGGTTTTAGCATTGGAATTCATTTACTTAGTCTTACTGTTTAATATCTTATTTGTAACCTCTCTTGGTCTTTTCTATATGATCGCAAGAATTCACCGAGGATAAGCGCAAAACCGAAACTAAACCGCCTGTGTGGCGGTTTTTTT